CTCAAGGGTGTTAATTCTGTCGAATTAGCTGTTGTTGTAAAACACCTGTCATCCTTATTAGGAGAAAGGGCATTACTATGTCTATAAGTCAAAACACCGCGTGTCGCAGATTATCATCTTTAGGTTTCAGACAAGAAACAGTACATCAATACCTCAACTTAATTTCCAAATGGAAACGTTGTGAAGGAATTGAGAATACTATCGCCCGCCTGAAGAAACTCAAGGTTGCTTATATTCACAATCTTGGGCTTCTTGAACCTGACCTGTCCTGGATTTCCCATAAAGGAAACCTTCCGAGAGGTCCGTTGAAGACAATATTCACTTGCAGTAAACCACAAAAGGCGCTTAGCGCACTTATGGTTTACACAAGCGATGTTTCAAATATTATTACCAAAACCCAACACGAGAAGTTCTTTAAGAGTGTAAATGGGCCTAAGCCTATCGACACATCAAAAAGGACTTCTAAGATTCAGGTGTCTCTACCAGAGGTAGAGTACACACCTTTCTATGAATTCCCTATCACTGGTAATGTACCAGACCTGATGGGTTTCCATACTATAAAGGATCCTACTCATGCAGATCTAAGATCTGTGAGAAAGATTGATGGAGTTGAATCTATTGTTCTTGCGAACAGAGATCGTTTACTTGCATCTGGTTTCATGCACGTCGGTGAAGTTACTTCACTGCGTTTCGGCATGCGACCTGTCCCAATGGGGCGGATCGGTGCTATACAGGAACCAGGCTACAAGTTACGTGCCGTAGCTAACCCACATAGGGGGCTACAGTATCTACTCAAACCTTTACAAGAATCTATCCTTGGAGAACTATCTCAGTCATTCTGTGACTGTACAGTTAACCAAGAACGTGGTTGGAAATGGGCTCAGAACCATTTGAAGGACGGTTTTTCCGTATCTTCAGTGGATCTGAGTGACGCAACTAATCTGTTTCCACTATCTTTTCAAATTGAGATCCTTCAAACCGCTTTTTCAAAAAGCCGGTATATGTTAGACCTCGTTGAACTCTTCGAGTTAAGCTCGAAAGGTATATGGAGTGTCCACTCGGACCTCACATCAGCGAATAGCTTTAGTGAGATATCCTGGACTAGGGGCCAGCCTTTAGGGTTGGTCCCATCCTTCTCCTCGTTTGCACTTTCACATCACGCTGTGATGTGGATGGTACACGAGAAGTTAGGGCTCATTGATAAAGATATGTCTCTGAATGTTTTTCTAAAGACCTTCAATAAATACCGGATCCTTGGCGATGATATCGTCATGGATTCAGGGTTAGAGAAGACTTATAAGAAGATCATGAAGAAACTTGGCTGTAAAATCTCGGCTTCTAAAACTATTACTAGTGATAGAGTTGCTGAGTTTGCATCTCGTGTTATTACACGGGATGCAATATATTTACAATCTAAATGGAAATTGGCTTCAGATCGAAATTTTATGGACCTAATGAAAAATTTAGGGCCTAAATGGATCGAACACCTAAGACCACGGCAACGTAAGATAGCGAAAGCTCTCTCATGTATACCAGAGTCTCATGGAGGACTTGGATGGAACCCAAAAGGGATCCCTCTCCATATCCGTGAAGCTGCCGGTCTTGTCATTATGAACAAGACTGGTACAGAATTATTACACCGTAAAGATATTCAAGCCGCTTACGCTTTCAATAGAG